TAGCACTGGGATTCCCAGAATTAGTGCGAGTAATTGAACGATTTAAGAACGAAGAGGATTACTGGCAAAACTTAGTTAATTGCTGGAATGAAGATTCTTATTTAAAGTTAGAGGTATGAAAACACCCGATTCTATTAAATTGAAACACTTTGATGACGTGTATAGAGCGTTAATCAATATTACAAACAACGCAGACGAGGATTGTCCATCAGAGTTTAGGTCAAAACACTTTCGTCGTGCGTTAGAAGATGCATACGATGCTATTGGTACAGTAGATGAGGAAGTATTAAATTCAGACAGAGCAGATGAAGAACCACCTCCCATTAAATTCTAAACGTGAACAAATACAACAAGAAGCATTAGAAATTGCCAAAGATTATAATAGAGTAGGTCTTGCTATATCTATGGGTGTGGGAAAGACTTATATTGGTCTAAAGCATATGGATTGGTATTTAAAAGAGAAGAATTCAGATGCGCGCTTTCTTGTAGTAGCCCCCAAAAAATCCATCTTTACTAGCTGGTTTGATGACATGGACAAGTTTGGTCTAGGTTATCTCAAAGACCGCGTAGTAGTTACCACTTACCTGAGTCTACATAGGCAGTCGCTTAACTATGATGTACTGTACCTAGATGAATGTCACAGTCTACTCAATACTCATTTGCTCTGGCTAAATGCCTTTGGCAATAAGATTGTAGGACTGACAGGTACACCACCCAGACACACCAACAGTGAGAAAGGTAAGATGGTCAGCAGGTTCTGCCCCATCAAATACACTTACATTACAGACGATGCGGTAGAAGATAAGATTCTTAATGACTATCGCATTACTGTACACAGTGTAAATCTATGCAAGCTAAAGACCCACCAGGTAAATGTTAAAGGCAAAAGCTGGAATACAAGTGAGTATGACAACTACCAGTATTGGGTAAAGCGTGTGAATGAAGCAGCCACTCCCAGTCAAGAACAGTTCAATAGGATAGGTAGAATGCGGGCGCTCATGGAATACAGGAGCAAAGAAGAATATGCCAAGAAACTACTCAAAACCATTGAGGGTAAGTGCATCATCTTCTGCAACACTCAAGAGCAGGCAGACAGAATGTGCAACTATGTGTATTACAGTGGTCATCCATTGTCTGAACAAAACTTAAAGATGTTCAAGGATGGAGAAATCAATGTATTAGCTTGTGTGCTGCAGCTCAATGAAGGAGTAAATATTCCCAATCTTAAGCATGCTATCATCCTGCATTCTTATGGCAACGAGCGCAAATCTGCTCAGCGCATAGGTAGGGTGCTCAGGCTTAATCCTGATGAGATAGCTGATGTGCATATTCTTATGTTCTATGAGACTGTAGATAGAACCTGGGTAAACAACGCTCTGGAAGACTTTGACAATACTAAAATTAAGTTTGTATCATGTACACCATCATTGATTACATAGTGGATGAGAAGGGGGTAATGTCCCCCTCCTCTCCAAAAGAAGAACAGAAGTTCTATCGTATGCTGCACTCCCTTAAACCTGGGAACAGAGTCAGCGCAATGTATGAGGTCATTAAAGATGACCACAGTTTAGTGCAACTGGCAAAGGTGCATGCCCTCATCAGAGAGCTTGCACATTGCACAGGTAATGAATTCGAAGATGTAAAGTTGGAAGTAAAGAGAAAAGCTGGACTCACAGTTAAGTCCAAGGATAACGAAGGTAAACCCATTGAGATGGTGAAAAGCTTCGCTGACTGCAGCAAAGAACAACTTGGTATGGCTATAGAATCTTGTATACAGTTAGGCAGCGAGTTTGGCTGTATTCTTTATTGATCCTCCTCTGGCTTATCTGCTTTAGGCTGCCTAACAGGTTTTCTTTCTTCTGCTTCTTTACGCAAGGTTTCGTAGTCTACACTTTCTGTAAGGTTATGAATCTGCGCAAATTCTTCAGCTGCCTTGACTACATAGAGCATGGTTTCATAGTGCATCACCCATGGTTTAGTAATCTTCTTGTCTTCTATCTGCTTTGCAGCGTCTAACATTTCAGACTCTGTTTTGCCCTGATAGACAAACTTGAGGACTTCTACTAATCGCTGATAAAACTCACGACCAAACTTGATTTCCATAATAGCACCTTCACGAAGTCTTTCAATCTTGGTGCTTTGGTTATTTTGTTGCTCTTCCATTAGAATTCAATGCTTTTAGATTCTGTAAGATTCTGATCCTTAGCGCATCTGTCTATTCTTTGACAAATTTCCTCGATAACATCCCAGGACTTGTCATCAATAGATACTTTACGCTCAAGATGCTTGATCAATATGCTCTGCAAAGCAGAAACATCATTGGTAGTGAAGGGTACGTTAATTACTGCATCCTTCTTAATTACATCAACATAAGTGTTAGCCATGATTTAAACTTTTTAAAGTTATGAGCGAAGTTAGAGAAAAACTTACACCAGAACAAATTAAACTCAAATTAATTGAAAAGCTCAAACCTAATGGTTGGGCTAACTTACTAAAAGGACACCTTGGGTCTCAAGACTTCCAGGCTGTTGTGGACTTCCTGCTAAAAGAGAATGCAGAGGGTAGGCGATTTACCCCCTCTCTTAAGCAATTGTTCAGGACATTCGAGTTATGCTCACTGGACAAAATCAAGGTTGTCATATTGGGTCAAGACCCCTATCCACAACCTATGGTAGCTGATGGTGTAGCGTTTAGCTGTGGTAATACCAAGAAACCTGAGGCATCTCTCAGGTATATCTTAACTGCAATAGAGCGAGGTGTTCCATTTGAAGACCAGGATGTTACAGATTCTGATACCAGGTATGATTTGGGCAGATGGTCTAGCCAAGGTGTATTATGCCTTAATACCGCCCTGACCACAGAACTGACTAAAGTAGGTAAGCATGTAGACCAATGGGTACCCTTCATGGAGTATCTAATAGACATGCTTAACTTCAATCAGTCAGGTCTGATATGGGTGCTCATGGGCAAACAAGCACAGAAGTATGAAGGTATTATAGGGGACCAACATACTGTATTTACAACTACGCATCCTGCCTTCGCAGCCTATCAAAGACTCAAGGAATGGGACTGCAATGACGTATTCAATAAGGTAAACAAACAACTGCTTGAGTATAAGAAGGAAAAAATAAGATGGTAAACTTTAAAAGTTTAACTTTTTTTCATATCTTAGCAGTATGACAAAATCTCTGAAAGAGTTGGGATTTATACACGTTTCTGAAGCATACAGTCAAGCAATTGACTATGTGAAGAAGCGCAGGTCTGGAGAGATAAAAAGTGTCAAGACGCCATGGAGTAAGTTCAATGAGATTAGCATGGATGGTCTAGAGTGGAATAGCCTAACAGTTATTGCAGGTAGACCTGGTAGTGGTAAAACCCTCATTGGTAGCATGATTGCAAGGGAAGCATTTAGATTGAATCCAGAGCAGGATTTCTGCGTATTGGATTTTCAATTCGAGATGCTTGCTAGAAGCATTGCGCTTCGTGAAATCAGTGGTAATACAGGCATTAATGTGCGCAAGCTGTCCTCAATAGGTACTCCTGCTGATATGACAGATGTAGATGCAGCCATTAGATACTGTAACCTCAATAAAGACCGCGAGGTTTATACCTACGAGCGACCCTTGACAGTAGACAAAATGCGCGAGAAGATCTTCGAGTTCTTTGAAGCAAAACGCAAACCGATTATTATTACTATTGATCACAGCCTTCTATTGAAGAAAAGTGCGAGTGAGAAAGATAGAATTGAAACCCTATACAATTTAGGCAACATGCTTGCTGAGACACGCAGGCAAATACCAGTATGCTTTATCGTACTGAGTCAGTTAAACAGAGATATTGAATCTACTGAGCGTTTGAAACCAGGCAGTGTAGGCAACTTTGTCAAAGACAGTGATGTATTTGGTGCTGATGCCCTGCTACAATTTACTGATATTCTTGTTGGTATTAATAGACCTGCTAAGTATGGATTGGGATTCTATGGACCAGATAAAATACCTGTGGACTTAGATACATTAGCAATTCATTTTTTGAAGGTCAGGAATGGAGAACCTTGTCTGACATTATTTAGAGCTGACTTCGCTAAAAGCAAAATTCATCAAATCTTCTAATATGACATCAAAAAAGACACCGTGGCAAACAGCTAAAGACTTGATTACAGAGTATGCAATCAATGATTTAAACAAGAATTATGGTATCAACGCGATACCCTCACAAATTGCACCAAAAGCTTACCGCGATCAACCAGATCATGTATTGCTTTTTACTGACGAGTTCAAGTATAACTTGATTTATGTCATGTATAAAAAGGATTACAAGACATTCTGTGACGAAAGAGGTAACACAGTAGACAAACCAGTTTACTTTCGTGTGAACAAAGAAAAGGCAGAAGGATTTCAGTATGAGAAAGTACCTCATACAACAGATAAATCCTGGGCTGTACCTGTTGAGCACTTAGATAAACTTGTCCCTAAGATTGCAGAGGTAGTAGAGGAAGAAATTCAATTGTCTTTTGACTTGGAGAGTGATGATGATATTGACGAGAATATCTCAACAATGACGCTGCGGGATTTCTATGCTATTGTGCAGAATAAACCTGTAAGTAATAAATCATGGTTAAACAATCTAATTAAGAAAGACAAATGACAGAAGCTCCCAGCATTATACTGCCTATGGCTCCCGTGAAGGCCAGTGTAAAATCACCTAAAGAATTGATTATATTCAGTAAGCCTAAAGTGGGTAAAACCACATTACTTGCAGGATTAGAAAATTGTCTGATATTGGACTTTGAAGATGGCTCTGATTATGTAGATGCAATCAAGCTCAAAGTGACTAGTTTGGATGAACTCAAATCCATTGGTAAAGCTATTAAAGAAGCTAACTATCCATACAAATACATAGCTGTAGATACTGTAACAGCATTGGAAGAATTCTGTATTGGATACGCCGAGCTTCTGTATAGTAAATCAAGCATGGGTAAGAATTGGTTCACTGAAGGTAAGCTAAAGTATGGCAGTATCATTAATATGCCTCAAGGTGCAGGGTATCAGTGGCTTAGAAATGCATATACTAAGACGCTTGATTATATACGCACGCTTGCCCCGCGTATCATTCTTGTAGGTCACGTAAAAGATACTATCTTAGAGAAAGCTGGGAATGACTTTAATTCATTAGATTTAGACCTAACTGGTAAAATCAAGAGAATAACAGCCAGTAATTCTGATGCCATTGGATACTTATATCGCAAGGGTAATAAGAACATACTAAGCTTTAAGACAACTGACGAGATATCTTGTGGTGCCCGACCACAGCATCTACGTAACAATGAGATTGTGTTATCAGAACTTATCGAAGATGAATCTGGTGGCACAATTACAATTAACTGGGATAAAGTATACATTGATTAACATTTAAAAACACACAAATTATGTTTAGCAGTAAAGACGCAGACAAGAAAGTAGGTGGGACTAGCATTCCTAAAGTAATTCAACCAGGCAATGTAGTTGCAAGAGTGTTGGATATCACATTGGATGTACCTCCTTATGATTCATCAGCCTACAACGTAGTATTGACATTGGAAACTGCCCCTCTTGGTGAAGGCTTTGAAGGCTTGCCTATCAACAAAGACGCACCTGAGATGGGTAACTATGAAGGACAAGTTGCACGAGTGCAAACTCAGCAGTATTCCTACAGTGATTACACAAACAAAGAAGGTAAAACCACGCTCAAAGAAGACATGATTTTCAAATGGCTGTGGAATTTTGCCAAAGAGATTGGTGCAAGCAAAGATCTGATTGCAAACAATGTAGAAGGTTCTAACATTCAAGAGTATGTAGAGAATGCCAAGAAGTATCTCATTGGTAAAGATAGATGGGTTCACTGGTGCATTGGCGGTTCTGAGTATGAGAACAAAGCTGGTTACACTCAGTATCGTCTGTTTGTTGTGAAGCCTGAGAAGAACAAGTATGGCTATCAGCTTGATGTACCAGGCGAAAAGCCTACTAAGTTAATAGACTTTAACGAGACTTTGCATATTAAGAAGAAGAAAGCTGCTGAGTCTGTCGATTCTTTCGAGGGCAAAGATGCTTCTTCTGACCTTGACTTAGATTAAGTGTTCATTTGGTGTAGCGATTTAGGGGGATTAATAGTCCCCCTTATTGCTTTAAAACTGTACTGATATGTTCTCAAGTAGAAAAGCTGTATTTGACGCAGAAGACATACCTAGTGTCTGGATATTCGAGCACTACCTTAAATTGGATGTTAAACTCATAGGACAAAATTATAAGTTGAAGAGTGTGTTTAATGTCAATGACAACGATCCCAGCATGTATTTATATGTGAGGGGTGGTAGTTACAGGTTTAAATGTTTCAGCACTGGTAAAGAAGGCAATGGATATGATTTAGTTATGCTATTGTATAACTGTGATTTTGCAAATGCCTTCAGTAAAGTAAAGAGTGACTATCTCAATACATCGGCTCATGCCCCATCAGAACAAATCATTGCTGAGTCAAAGTGGGTAGTAAGCGATTACCGCATAAGAGATAAGTGGAATAAAACAGATGCTGCTTATTGGAGTCCTTATAACATTGGCTCCAAGATATTAGAGAAGTTCAATGTTCGTCCACTTGAGTCGTATACCATGAGCAAGGACGATGCATCCTTTACAGTAGCAAAGTCTAAGATCTATGGCTACTTTACCCAAGGTGGTGAGTTATGTAAAATCTATACTCCTGAAGAGGAGAATAAGTTCATGACCATCAAAAGCACAATTCAAGGATGGGATCAAGTCACATCTAACACCAACCGAGTATTTATATGTAGTTCCCTCAAAGACATAATGTCCTTGTATTCATTGGGCATAGAGGGTAACATCATAGCACCTCCAAGTGAGAACTCGCGCATTGATCAGGTAAAAGACTGGGTAGCATTACACAAGGAAAAATATACTATTTTTGATAATGATCCTGCAGGTATCAAAGCTATGCAGACATATGATGAATTGTATAAAATTCCTTATTTGGTTCTACCGCTTAGCAAAGACATCAGTGATTCTGTGAAAGATCATGGTGCTAGAAAAGTGAAAGCGGTTTTATTATCAATGCTCGAAAAATGACACCACGACTATTCTGGATTCCAGGCAACGTACCATCTAGTAAAAACAGTAGGATGAGAACCCGCACTGGGTTGTTTATTGCGAGTAAGGCTGTGAGAACTTACCGCACTACCTCATCTGAGTATTGGTCTAAGTACAGAGATGAATTTAGGTCAATACTCGCTACTAAGTCTAAACCCATCATACTTGGATTACACTTCATAAAGGTATCCAAGCATCATTGGGATTGGCTAAATCCTGCACAAACAATACAGGATGAGATGGTAAAAGCAGGGTGGATAGAGGATGACAACGTCCATGAGTTGTTACCCACTCCTCTGTTTATCAATGGTAAGTATTGGGAAACCAGCAAGATTAAACCTGGTGTGTATATTGCAATTCTAGACTCCTTCTGTGATGGAGTCGATAACATCGAACCAAATGAAACTGATTAACATTTATGAACTAGATCTCGTAAAGAGATTAAAGCTTGAAGATCAATTCTTCGCAACACCATTCATGATGTCGTATTCGGGGCTAAACAAATTACTGTATAGCCCTGGTGCATTTTATCAGCACTATATTCTCAAGCAACGCGATGATGTTGTAGACAAGGGTATGGCTGAGGGTAGATTGCTCCACTGCATGCTGTTTACACCAGAGAAATTTGATGATGAGTTCGTAGTGCTTCTTGATAGCTTTCCTAGTGATAATCCTAAGAGAGTCATGGAGCGTCTGCGCAATCATATCCTAGAGGTATATCCAGAGTTTGTCAATGAAGATTCTTCTCTAGCTACTATTGAGAGTGTACAGAATGCAGTGCTCGATATCCTAA